CTTCTAGCATTAGGGTCAGGATAAAAATCCCATACACTACAAAATTCTATTCTAGGAACTTTTACAAACTCTGGTGAATACTCTCTTGAGTTACCATTACCAGATAAATTATATCTATGTAAAGTTTTGTTAAAAGTAAATGGACCTTTAATAATTCCTGTACCTAATAAACATGATTCAAATATTGCATTTCTTAGTATAACATTTGCATTTGATTCATCTAGTTGGTCTTCAATTAATTTATTTAATTGTCTAGCAGCCATTTGTGCTGGTTTAATTTGAGGGAACTCAGGTTGAGGAGCAGGACCATCAGATAATTCTGCTTCTCCATATTCTTCTTGTAATGAACCTAACTTAACTTCATTTAATGTATCAAAGGTTGCACCAGGAGCTAATTCATTTCCATCACCAGGAAAACCTAAACCACCATTACTCATATTCATAGTTTCACCTGGAGTATAATCCATGTTACCTTCTATACCTGGAGTAGGTTGCATATTCTCATCACCCATTTTTTCTTTCATAGGATTTAGATGAGCATATTCAGATATACCTTCTGGAACTTTTGTTTCTTGAATTATTAATGGAAACTTACCTGTACCAAATAGTACATCTATTATTTGACCATATGCAGCTAAAACTTTTGTTTTAGTTACTTTAACAAATACTCTAGACTTTTCTCTTTCAGTAAACTGAATGTTTTTATAATACTTACCTCTGTAATTATGATAAGCTTGTAGCCATCTGTCTTCATCATCTTGTCTCTTATCAGATGCAGCTTTAAACTTAAAATTTATTTCAGCTACTAAAGGTTCTATCTTATCTTCTCGGTTATCTTTTTCCTCAGAAGACATACTGTTGTTATATTCCATAAATAATTCCCCTTACTGTAATAATACAGATATTCTATACCCTTGTCAACTTATTTTCTTGATTTCAACTATAACACTATTTGGGATTATAGTTGTATTGCCAATCTCATCTATCTTACCTGATGTTTCATCTGATAGTGAATAATCACCAAATATCCTAGTGATTCCACCTTTTTGACTAAGCAGATGTCCTTTGGTAACACAAGTAGGTAGTTTTGACTTCTTGGAAGATTCTATAGATTGCCAACTGGCATCCGAGCAAATATCCAACCAGTATACAGCTACAAGAGGATATCTATCTATTTCTCTTTTAGCTCTAGTATTAATTTTTATTTTTTTCTTTGTCATCTTGTTTCTTATCGTAATCGGTTCTAGCTTTTCCATATGTCTTGAATCCACCATTACCTTGTATGTTAGGGTCTTTTGCCCATTCAGTAAACTGGTCCTTTGCACCATTATTATCTGAATATCTACAAATATTCATTTTAAATATTTGTTGAATATGCTCTTGTTTTAAATGTTCTTGTAATTCTTCATATGACATTATCTTATCATACTCTTCATTAGTTTGAATATTTTTAAAAGTGTATAAAGGCATTAAGCAAAATATTTTTTAATAACTTCTATCTCATCTTCATATTGAGCAATGACAGATAGTTCTTTTTCTATAGCTTCTAATATATCTGGATGTTCTCCTATACCTGCAGGGTTGTTTAGATATACTTCTACATTAGCACAATGTTTTTCAATGTGTCCTTCTGCGTGTTTAATTAAACTTCTTATTATTGTTTCTTTCATTTTATCATCTAATAATTTCATTTTAATATCCGAATGTTGGGTCAGATGGAGTCCACCTTTTTATTTGTTGCATCTCTTCATAAGAACTAATAGTTCTAGGTCTAGACATAATTAAATATCTTAATGCATCATAAGCATGGTCAGGTGCTTTAGTATCTACATCTTCTGGTTTGTTTGAGTCTACAGGAATACCCTGTAATTCTTTTATAAGGTTAGGACATGATTTAAATATTTGTAGTCTAGGTCTACCTTTACTATTTAGTTTTAATCTTTCATGTACTTGTATCTTACCTTGTATTCTATTCTTATCTGCTCTTCTAAGTTTATGTCCAGCAAGTGTTAGTGCTTCTCCTACAGTTGGTCCTGTTGTTCCAGTCCTTGCCCAAGCTGCACTATCTAACACACCTCTTACAGATAGTTTATCTTCTTTTTCATATTCAAATATTTTAGTTGCTAAGTCTTCTCCAGTTAATCCTTTTTGATACAACTCCCTGTAAACAATAAGTGTATCATCTTGTGGGTCTAATGCAGCCCATATAACTGCAGACTCAGATGCATATCCATAGTCAATACCTTTAAATCGTTCCCATCTCTTAGGTAATTCATATGGGTTAATACAATGTGTATCATAATCAAATTCTACAAATGCTGCACCTTCAGAAACATCCCAGTTACCATCTAGTAATTGTTTCTTTTGAACTGGTGGTAAAGATTGTAACATCTTTTCATACTTACCATCTTCAGCTAGATATGGGTTATCATCTAACTTAGCAGGTATAAACTTTCTAGTAATCTTATCTTGTCCTATAAAACTTTCATTAGGAGGTGATGGGTCTAGATACCTTTTCTTAACCCAACTACCTCCAACTCCTCCAGGGTTTGCAGTACACCGAATAAAGCATTTTATATCTTTGTTAGTTGTTCTTAATCGTGATTGCAAATATTGGAGTGGAAACTCTGTAGGGTACTGAGTTAATTCATCAATACCTATCCATGTGTAGGATTGACCTTGGTATCTATATACATCAGCATCTCTATCCAGATAACCGAACTCCAATGATGCACCTGAAGGAAATCTCCAAATCTTTTCTACTTCTCTAAACTTAGCACCTATAAATGCTTTAGGATAAAGCTCTCTAGATTTATCTATTAATTCTCTTAACTCAGGCATAGACTTTCTTAATAATAAAGCTCTATGTTCTTTGATGTGCATATACCTTAATGGGTCAACTAACATTGCATAAGACTTACCACCACCAGCAGCTCCTCCATACAAAACATCCTGTTCTCCTGCTGCAAGAAATTCTGTTTGTGGACCTGTGTTTGGTTTAAATACAATTCTTTCTTTCTCTTCTTCTAAAAGAGTTTTAACTTTCTTTGGCAGAGTATCATATTGATTGTCAGTCATAACAGTACCCTTCTTAGATACTTTGTCATCCTCTGCTCTTTGAACTACACCTAAAGCTTCTTTTTTAGTTTTAAGTCTAGTTGTTTTATTCTCAAGATTCTTTTTTAATCTTTTAATTTCTTTTTCTTTTTCTTTGACAGCTTTCCTAGCAGCCATCTTAGCTTTCTGGTCAATGCTATAATTATACTGCCTTGTCATCTCTACTTAACAATCCATTTGGTTCTTGCTCAGGTTCTCTATCAATAATCTTTTTCAATCCCATTGCAGACAACTTTCGCCCAGTTTGATGTTCTAATATCTCAACTGCTCCTCTTAAACTAAAAGCACCTGACTTAACACCATCTTTAATCTCACTCAAAGCTGATAATTCCTTATCAACCTTTACTAGAGTTTTATTATCTTCTAGTAATTTATAACCAAAAGGTATAGTAGAACTATTTCTTTTCTTCATCTATTACCTCTACATCTTCTGCTTCTATTACTTCTTTTTTTTCTGGTAAAATAAATATACCACTTCCAACATTATGTGTAACATCTAGCTTATCTCTTTTAGCAACACCCACTCTGTCTAACAAGGTTTGGGCTGCTTGAAGTTTAGCATTGACCTGTGGAATAGGGTCATCACTATTTAATATTTCTACAAGTTTATTTGAAGCTTGTGGAGCTGACTTTGCTAGAATCTTTGTGGCAACATCTATGATTTCATCTTTCAGACTATTGACTACTGCATAAGAAGCACCAGGTTTGTACCCTGCTAAGTCTAAAGCTTTGTTTATATCTCCCTTTGCTTCTGAAGATAGTGCTGCTAAGAACTTCTCTTGTTGCTCTGTAAGTTTTCTTTTGCCATCTAATGAAGGTAAGTAATTATTAACCATGTTTTTATTATAACAAGTTTACAGCTAGTTGACAACATTTATTTTAAATTAGAGTTGACAAATGCAGAAGCACCTGTATAATATAATTAGATGCTCTCCAGGGGGTGAAGCACCTATATCTATCTGGGTCAGTCCAGAAATATAGCAAGTCTCTATGCGAATCTTTGTAGCTGGGCGACTTCTATCTAGTTTACACTAGAATCTCTCCATTTTGTGCAATCAGTATATTA